CCAGTGGTGCCGAAGTTCGTCAGCGTCTCGAGCGACCACGCGACAACGATGTTGCGGGTCGTGAAGAACGCCTCAATCTCGCGGTCAGCACGGTCGAAGGTGTAGTCGCCGGGGGCCTGGAGGACGAGGTCGGCCCGAATGGCGGACTTGACCCAGCCCGGGATGATCGCACGCAGCGTCGAACTGTCCGACAGACGGTGCGTCGAGCGGTAGCGCGACGCGGTGATCTCCACGTCCAGCAGGAACTGGCGCGAGAAGCCGACACCCTGCGGGGCGGTCGCGGCGGCGGTACGCGCGGTACCGGCCGTCTTGATCGCACGCAGCAGCGTCAGTTCGGCGAGGCGGGCGTGAGCAACGAGCGCCAACTCGTTGTTCTGGGCGACCATCTCGGGGTGCGCGCGGGCGTTCATGTTGTCGAATACCAGGCACGCGGTGACAGCGTCAACGTAGACGCTCGACTCGGTACCACAGTCGACGACGAGGCACGGCTTGACACCAGTACCCAGGCCACCCTTGCGGTCGCCGGTCTGGCCGTCCCACAGGCCGACAGCGGAGTTAGCCGCCGTGGTCTCCGAGATGAACGAGGTCAGCGCCGGAGCCGGAACGAAGCGGATACCGCCACGGTCAGCGCCGAAGCCGACAAGCGCGTCGCGGACCGGACGGTCCACAACACCCATGCCCGGAACCTCGAAGTACCCAGCGATCGGGGCACAGACACCGGAAGCGGTCAGCGCCGACGGAGCAAGCGCGCCGCTGATCAGTTCAGCATTGCGGGAGCGGTCTGCACCGAGCAGGCGGTCTTCGGGGAGGCTGGTCTGGAACGAAGCAACCACGTGCTGCTCACCGTCGCCACCGGAAACACGACGGATCGTGTCCAGGCGCTTGGTGAAGGCACTCGCAACGCTCTTCATGTCCTCGATGGTGCTTCCGGCAGTGATGCCCGGAATGTCGGCCCCGGCAGTGATCGTGACGAGCGTGGGGACCGTGGCGACGGGTGCGTGGCTCTCGGGGCGAGAAAGGGCCGCGTCGTCGTTACGGTTCTCGTCGGTACCCGAAGCAGTCATCGGGGTCTCCTCCTGAGAGTCAGTAGCGTTGCTGGCCTCCGCGGGTGCGGGGACCTCAGTGGTGTTGTCTTCGGCTGCTGCGGCCTCGGCCCCAGCAGGTGCGTCGGTGGAAGCCTCAGAGACGACCTCGTCTTCGTCGGCGTCGTTCTCGACGACCTCGTCGGTGACGTCCGTCTCGTCCTCAGCCTCAACAGATGCCGCGGTAGATGCGGTGTCGTTCTCCGAACCCCCGACCTCCTCTACGGGCTCCACGTCGTCAGCCGGAGCCTCGGTGTCGTCCTCAGGGGTGTTGTCTCCAGCGGTAGACTCGGCAGGCTCAATGTCTGCCGTAGTGGCGGATGCCTCAGTGGACATCTCTTCCTCTTTGTCCTCCTCCGGGTCGGGCTCAGCGTCGACCTCGGTCTCAGAAACCTCATCCTCGAGCGGCTCGTCCTCAGCAGCGTCGTCTCCCTGCGTACCCCGGATCCGAGCAGCGGCCTCAGCGGCACGGTCCTCAAGTTCCTTGGCGGCAGCGACACGATTTGCCTGCTCAGTGCGGACAGCCTCCAGTGCGTCGGCCAATGCGAACATTGTGTCGACGGACTCGGTGGAGTGCTCGGTAGACTCGATTGCCTCGTAGGAGGCAAGAATCTGAGACTCGAGATCAGCCATTTCTTCCTCATTCAGGCTAGAAAGCCTGTTGAGGAGGTCCTTGATGACCTCGTCCATGGAAGTACCTTCCTGTCTGAACCGGAGGAAGGTACGCGAAACTCAAGTACCCACCGGGCAGACATGCTCGGGTGTGGGTCTCGTTTCGACGTGAGCGGTGCGCTAAGCAACCGTCTCCTAGAGAGAGCATAGCACAGGTTTAGTCGGGTTTGCACACTTGGCCGGATAAAGTGGTAGGCTGACGGCATGACTACTCCTGAGAATGACCCCAAGACCAATGCCCCCTACCAGACGGCGGGAGTCGTCGTGGCCTTCGTCGTGGCGGGATCCTTCATCGCCGTCTGCCTCTCGATCGCGATCGTCGCCGTGAACTGGGCCATCGACTCTTTCTGATGCTCAGCCTGCTAAACTGAGAGCACCATACGTACTTCGGAGGACACATGCCTGGATCTACCTCGACGCAAGGCCTTCCTTACCCCCTGGGAGGTGAGGCGGCTGAGGGACACCTGAATATCAAGGCTTTGGCTGATTCGCTCGAGATCAAGTTGAACACGCTCGCGACCGAGTTGGCCGCGATCAACGCCCTGTTCCCCACCAAGGCGCCCACCACCCACAGCCACAGCGTGTTGAGCCAGACCCCTGAGATTGGGTGGGGTGTCGTCGGAGCCTCCTCTCTTGGCAACATCGAGGCCACTGATGATACCTACTCCGCCTGGTCCACCTCAACCGTAACGGTAACCGCGGGCAGGCGCTATCTTTTCCTCTACAAGTCTGAAGTCTCCAACGGCTCAACTGAATGGACCGGTGGGACTGGCGCTCAGATCGAGATCGGGCTAACAGTAACCAGTGGAAGTCCCACCACGCGGGGATCTGTAAAGATGTGGGTTGAGGGCTCTGCGTCCGCGTTTGACACGAGCGTCTCGACCCAGGCGATCGTTGATATCACGTCCAGCGGATCACGCACAATCGGCCATCGGGTGAAGCGCACGTCAGTAAATGGTCGCCCCGTCGTAACTGGCGGATCCTTCATTCTCATTGACATCGGGCCCTCCTAACAGTCTAAGAAAGGACTGACAATGCTCGCTCCGAGCCTTATCGCTCTTATCCGCACGTTCGTCCCGGCAGTCGTCGGTACCGTGATCGCCTTCTTCGTAGGCCGTGGTATCGAGATCGACCCCGCGACGCAGGAGACGCTTACCACCGGGGTTGTCTCCCTCTCCATCGCCGTGTACTACGGCGCGATCACCGCCCTGGAGCGCAAGGTTGACCCGCGCTTCGGATGGCTCCTCGGATTTGCCAAGGCTCCCGCGTACGTGAATGCTGTTGACGAGCAGGCCATCGCCAACGAAGACCCGCGTGACTACGAGGGCTACCCGGACGAGGACCCCGCGCTGGTCGACGAGTGGGTCGACCCCGCCCCTGACAAGGAGTAACCTACGTGTCCGATGAGGACTGGGACTTCGTAGTACCGGCCGCCGCGCCCACCACCACGAGCGAACTGCGTCGTCGGGGTGGGCGGGCGGCCCCTACGCTGCCTCCACGCGGAGACGACGAAGAGGTACAGGACTACATCCAGCGGATCCACGAGTACTCAGCGATCCGTCTGCTTGACCTTGCTCCGGCCGCCCTCACCGCGATCGAAGAGATCATGGAGGACGACACGGTCCCGGCATCTGTCCGACAGAAAGCGGCAGCCGACGTGCTTGACCGCGTCGGGATGAAGCAGGCTATCCGCGTCGAAGTGAGCGGAGAAGTTGGGATTGCCCCCAGCGAGGTTCTCCAGGAGCGCCTTGCTGCGCTCGCTGCTGGTCGCGCCGCGCTGGCCGCCGTAATTGACGGCGAAGTCATTGATGACACTAACGACATCGACACCTCCGACGAAGAAGATGAGGATACCGATGTCGACCCAGGAACGACTCTCGAGTCTTGAGCACTCGCTGCGCCGCCTGCTCGCACGCTCCACGAATCGCGCTGACACCATCGCGCTGACCGAAGCACTCGCACACGTGCACGCTATGCAGACCGCACTCTCCCCTGCCTAGCCCTTAGATCTCCTCTCCCGGAGACGAGGAACGAAGAGGCCCCCTCCCACTACTCCGGGAGGAGGCCTCTTCTACGTGTGCGTCAGACGAGCAGGCGAACCAACTTCGAGAGCAGGGCAGAGATCTCACCCTGCTTCAACTGGTCGTCTCCTCCCATGTACCCCTTGAGGTCTTCAACAGCCTGAGCCGTCTCATTGCTCTCGTCATCGGGGGTCTGCTCCTCAATTCGAGTCACCAGACCGTCTACCAGATCCTGGAGAACAGGAGGTAGTTCACTCCAGCGGAGGAGATCGTCCTCTCCCACCGGAACTCCAATGTTGTAAACGACGTCTCCCAGCAAGGAGTAGTCGTCGCGAAGACGCTCAGCCAGACGCGCGTCGCCAATCTCGGTGTCTGTGAGGTCCAACTCGTGGAGCAGGCGAGCACCCGCGATCTTCGCGGCGTCGATATCTCCACCAGTCAACTCGCCTTCAACTTCGGCGAGGTCAGCAATCTTCGAGTCGGCGCTTCCAGATGCGGTTCCCTCATCGTACTGGGGGTTTCCCGGGTCTTCCTTCATCTTCAACTCTTCAAGGTCCGTACGAAGACGGGCCAGCACGGCGCGGAACTTGCCGTCATCAGCGCGGGGGTGGCGCTTGGGATCGAAGTCGCGCTTCTTGCTGGCGAAGGCGGCGCGCGCATCAGACAGACGCTCGTCGAGCGTCTTGACACCAAGAGCCGCAAAGCGGTCCTTGACCTCCTGAGCAGATGCGGTGAGTGCGACCCTCTGCCACACGCCCGGGAGGGAGTCAGTGGCGTTCATCTCGCGCGCGCGCTGGATGATGTACGCCTTAGCCGCGGGCTTGTCGGGAGAGGATCCGTACGTCTGGATCGCGATGCGAAGGTCAGCCAACGTCTCGATCTTGACACTGGCCTCACCGTCACGCGTCTCCGTTGCGATCTTCTCGGCGCGAGTGTTCTCGGCGAGCAGGGCGGCGAAGCGCGTCTTAGCGCTCTCAGCCTTGCGGTTAATGGAGGCGGTGCGGAGAGCATCGAGACGGGCACGCTGTGGTGCCTCCAGACGCTCGAGACGAGCGGCCAACTCCGAGTAGGTGCTGCCCTCGGCGCTTTTGCGAGCCTCGAGGAGCACGGAGGTGCCAGCAGCGACCAGCGCCACCAGTTCGCCAGACGACACCAGGGCGCGCGTCACGGGGAATCCAGGGACGTTGACCGAGCAGACGGCCACCATCTCGAGACGGCCACCGATCGGACGCCAGTCGCCGGACGGAGCCGACGCGCGAATCGCGCGGATGTTCTCCGGCGTCACGGACGGACGAAGCGCACCAGAGACCCAGATGCCGAACTCGTCCTCGCCAGCGTGCACGTCGCACCACGCGCTGTGCGTGTTGTCATAGTGCGCGGCGGCAGAGGCAGCGTCGAGGTTGAGCGGCGCGTGTCCACCAGCGAGCGTGATCTGCCCGACAGGGACGAGGTCACCGTCGTCGGTGTGGAGCGTGCCCGTGTGGAAGTAGGAGTAGTTACTCCGACTACGTGGGGGCTTCGTCGACATCGGGATCCCGATGTGATCGGTCGTCCACGTTGCGATATGCCCAAACACGCGACCATCAGGATCCACCGTCAGCGGGGTCGGCTCCTTTAGGTGCGGGTTACGGAACCACGCGCTCGGAGGATTGACAGGAATGCCTGCCGCTAGAAGCGCCGCTGCGACAAGAGCCTCAACGTCTTCCTCGTTGCTGGGAACTCCAGCGTATGTTCCATCGGCCACGATGGGTACCTCTCCGTCAGTTGCGGTCCTGTCGATGTAAATGCGGCACTCTTGGAAAGCGGGCTTAGGCACAATGGTGATGCCCATGACGCGTCCTTCTTCGATCTCCGTCTTGTCATTGGAAATGCGGGTCTCGCCTTCGACACTCGCCTCGTCAGCGTTTGCCTTGCTCACTGCCCGGAACTTGTCGAGGTCGACAGAGACACCGTTCAAGAATCCGTTATCCACCATGCGCTCGGCTTCCCGGGCGTAGGGGTTAGTGTCGAAGACACCGCGAGCGTTTCCGAGGCCGCCGTTCTCGAGCACATCGATCGAGTCGATGCGTCCGACGACGACAGCGCCATCGTGTCCGGCGCCCGTCTTGATCTGCCACATAAGCGGGAGCGGAAGATCGCGGAAGGACAGCGCCATCGGGTGGATCAGGCGCCCGTCTCCGGACTCGATGTTGACCGGAGCCACCACCGGGATCACGAAGGGAAGGCCAGTGCTCTCCAAAGCGACTTCCTGCGGAATCTCGGGGAGCATCTCGTCGTCGTAGACGCCGACACCAGAGGCGACCAGAGACAAGACCTTGTCCACAGGGCGCAGGTCAAACAGGTCACCCGGGGTGAAGAACATGTTACCTGCGTTGCTCGCGGTGCGCATCTTCTTGCCGACGTTTGTCTTGTCCCCCGGCCAGACCCCTGTCGCCTCCTTGTGACGAAGCGAGCAGTAGCCCTTGGCTCGCGGACCCATGTACTTCGCGAGGTGCTTGTAGCAGCGCTTCCAGTCACCTGGCGTGTTCCAGCGAATCTTTGCAGCACCCTTACCAGTGAGCCAGTACCGCCGCAGTTCTTCGGCATTGCCTCGGTTCCGGTCAGCACCTCCTGCGGCGATTAGCGTTCCGTAGCGGTCGTACAGAGACGCTTCTGCCGCTTCGGGGGAGACATCGGAGCCGTTCGCGGAGTACCACTCAACAATTTGAGCCTCCGTGTCGGCGATCTGGTCGTCCTTAAGGGCGACCACAGCGGGCGGAACGCTGCTGAGAAGTTCATCCCGGATCTCGTTGTCGATCTCCCATCCGAGGTTCGTCCGACGCACCGTGCGAACCTCCGCACCCTCCTCGGATGCGGGGATGATCGCGATCATGTCGAGGATGGCGGAGTTGTCATCCTCATCGACCAGCGCCAGGTAGATCGGAGGAATCTCCGATCCCTCGAGAGTCTTGTAGACCGGGACCCCATCAACGTCAACGACCTTGAGCGCAAAGGCCTCAATGTTGAGATTGCGCTCCTTTGCGATGTAGGCGCTGTAGTCCTTGATGACCTGGGCGATAGCGCCAGCGTCCATCGGGGGGAGAAGGTTGTCGATAAACGCCTTGGGGGTGATACGCGTGGCGCGAGGGATTGCACGGATCGCGTCGAGGTCCAACTTGCTCGGAGGCTGGTTGTTCTGGATCTCGATCTCCTTGGCCGAGATCGTCGTCTCCGTGCCGTCGATGTCCGAGACCACAGTGACTTCCTTCGTGTCCGGGTTGATCTTACTGATCTTCCCAGGAGTGCCGTCTGGCAGGTACACCGAGTCGTTCGAGCGAGCAAATCGACCGTTGGCGTCTCGCACCTGCCGCTTGGCATTTTCGGCGCGCTCCTCAGGGGTGTACTCCCCGTCTCCAGCGGCGGCGATGATCCCGAACTCGGGAGCGGTCTCAAGCAGCGTGTCGATGAAGTCCCAGTCGAGTCCAGACATCGACTCCTGGTGCAGCGCGTACTCCTCCGGATCAAGCAGGCGAAGGTCGACCGGCGTTCCGAAGTCCTGGAGGCCGTTCAGCACAAACTGAGCGGTCTCGGCATCCACGTCGACGAGATAGACCGGACCAGCGGGGTTGGACTTGAGCCAACGGGTGGCGAGCGCGCTCCACTCGTACCACGTCTCGCCAACCTGCTTGTACAGCCCAGTGGCGATCATGGGGTCGTTGGGCGCGACCGTGATGTAGTGATCGAAGTCGGGGTGTAGGGCGCTCTCGATGCTGGCCTGAGCGCGCGAGATCGCGTCCATGTTGAGCACGTAGGCGGACGCAGCGATGGGCGCCTCTTCTGGGACGTCCTGAGTAAGGCTCTTCTGGTACTCGAAGTCACCTGGGTTGGTGATCCGCACCGCAGCATTGGCGTGCTGGTGCTGCCATGCGCTCGCATCCTGTCCACAAACGTCGCAGACTTCTTCGTCGGTAGGGCTCTCCGAGAACAAGTGCGCCCAGTCCGGGTTGATGCTCTCTAGCGCGTAGTTCACCGCGGCGTCATCGTGGATCGGGTTCGTTGGGCTGTTCAAGCAGTAGGTGCAGGCGTACGGCTGCTGAATCGAGGGGTGGAAGGCGTGCGGGACAGACCCGGCCGCATCGTCCTCGACGAGATCAGAGTCGTTGACGAGGTCAGCCGCAGCAGCAGCCGCGGTGATCCCGGAGAGGACGCGACGATCAGCCTTGCTTACCTGACTTGACGCCCAACGCTCAGCAGCATCCCCACCCCAGAGATCCCACGCGATCCGTCCGGCGGTTGGGAACCCTTCCTGCCCAGACTTCCAGCCTGTTGCCTTCTTGTCCACTGTGTGGCGGGGGAAGTACTTGGCGATGTGGCGGACCTTCTTGAGGCTGATCTTGTCGTGGGAAGCCAGCAGACGTGCGGTAGCGAGACCGACATCCGTACCGCCTCGCTCGTACACCCGTCGCCATTCGATGGCGCGCTTGGCGGCTGCACGAACCCCAGAGGGGACACGAATCATGGTGTTTTCGCCGAACTCCTCAGAGAACAGCGAGGGACCAATAAAGGATTGACGGGCGGAGTTCTCGACCTCGAGCCCCTCCTCGTGGACCACAAAAGTCTCAGCACCAGCCGCCACGAGAGAGGGCTCGATCGGGTCCGTCGCGTCCAGCGTATTCACGTTAACAAAGACCGTGCGGTCTTCGTGCTGGTACGCGGCCCAGTCGCCCGTGCGTCCGAGATACTGCATGTGGGTCTCCTAAGAAGTCTGAGGAGACCAGTTTAGCCTACTCGATGGGTGTGCGTGAACGTGAGTTAGCGTCCCTGGATGATGTCGATAACGCCCTTTGCAGCCTCGGCGGCCTCAGTGACGGTGGCGTACTCGAAGTCCCCACTGAGGGAGACGTTTCGTCCTCGTGTGAACAAGGCGGCGATATCGAGCGGGCGCCCACCAGCGGTCAGCAAGGACTTGAGGTAGGTCTTGTCGGCGTCATTGAGTTGGTCGACGGCGAGGTTCCCCACAAGTTGCAAGGACTGCCCGTCGGTAGCAACCGCCGCGATGGGGTTGGCCCCGTCAGGGGTGGTGCTCAGGATGGTCATGTGGATGGTCATAGCACGGACTCCTTTCGGTCGATGAGGTTGAACAGGTCCCCGTACCCAGCGAACGGATCACCGAGATTAAGATCAATCAGGATGTCCCACCACTCCTCGTTGGAGAGTGCCGCGGCTTCTTGGAGCCACAACTTGGTGTACTTATCCATCTTGCTTCCTGCGAGGATACCGCCATCCTTGATATCTGTCAAGGCGCGGGTCTTGATCCACTCACGGAGGCTGTCTGCCCACTCGGACAGGGAGTCTTGCAGAGCCGTTAGGTTTGCCGTGGTAGTTGACTGAGCAAACTCTCCTACCAGCGCGCCCGCCCGTGATCCCACCATCATTCTCGCAAACTGCGGGATGTTATCGGGTGCGGGAGTGCGTCCAGGCATGGTAAGCCAGGGAACGGATAGCCCGTTGTCAATGGGAACGACCTTGATACGCGCGGTGTCCCCATCTGCGCCTTCGTCCTCGGCAACCATGACGTTCCCGTCGTGAGTGTCCCAGCGCATAGCCACGACGTTCGCGAACAGGCTCTGGAGCAGGTTGGACGCAAAGTCGAGAGCGGCGGGAGTACTCGGGTCGCCGAGCATCTCTTCGATCTGCCAGTTGATGTCCTCAGCAGCCTGCTCACTGGACATCAACTGACCTACCGTGTTCCAGTCCTCCCCGAGGGACTTACCCGCCATCTCCTGGAGGAACGGGAGCCGTGGGAGGGTACGCTCCTCGTCGCGCTGGCGATCGTTGAGACTGTACGTCTCGAGGTCTCCGTAGTCCACACTCAGCGGGACGACGCGGGGGGATGGACCACCGAACGATCTGACGATCCTCGGGGTAATGGCCTCAGCGGCGGCGGAGGCGGTGTAGTCGTATTTCAAGAAGAAGCGCTCGCCTCCAGCATCGACCATGAACGAGAGTCCTTGGTTGACACCCCCCTCGCCATCTTCGAGCGGGGTGATGCGGATCCCGTTCTTGAGCGTAAGCCCGTTAGCGGGTCCTGACATCCCTAGTTGTGGTCCGCCCGTTGGACGGTTAACGGACGCGACCGCATCGAGCAGCGCGCGCATCCCTGTGGCCTCAGATAGATCGACGCCGAGGACATCGGCTTGCAGCAGGCTCTTGGAAACTGAGTCGAGACTGATCTCTCCCTCTGCCGTCTCCCCGATCCCCAACTCGGGCATCGCGTCTGTCGGCATGAAGTCGGCCGGGTTTACCCAATCAACGCGCTCGCGGAGCGCTCGCGTGATCCCTCGGACGTTGCGCTCGGCGTCCAAGGACTGGTATGCCCCGTCACCCTTGAACTCGTCGAGGTAGTCCCAGAGTCGGGACTGCTGGATGTCGTCGATCGCGAGCACGGCCTCGAGGGTCGCGACCCGCCACCGAGCGAGGCTCAGCAGCCACGCAGGCGACTCGGAGTCACTGAGGGATTCGGCGTACGCGGCGCGGGCCTCTAGGAGCGCCTTCTTCTCCGCCTCGTTCAGCGGGCTTTCCTTTTCAGCGCCCTGGAGACCGTCGATTCCGAGGAGAGTCTGCTTCGCTGCCTCACGCATCGCCTGATACTCGGGGACATCGGTGTCGATAGGGATGTCTGCCAGGACGGTCGAGGCAATCGTGCGGGCAATGCCTACGTTCCCAGTCGGATTGCCGTCCAGGGCCACAGTGTACGGGCTGAACGGCTGCTCAAGCAGTTTGAGCCACGACGACAGTCCCTCTGCCGTGCCCTCACCACCAAACGCGGCGGCCCACTCCTCAGAGGTCATGTTCCCTGTGAGGTCGCTAAGCAAGACCTCGCGCGAGATGTTTCCATCGCCGATGTATTGCTCCTGCTTGGCGGCGCGGTCCTCGAGCGAGGTGCCCCCGGCGGCTACGAACCGCTCAGGGGCGGGGCCTTTTGGGGGCGACTCCGGTGCCTCGGTCTGATCGCTGAGTTCGACCGCTTCGACGCCCTCAATGGACTCCGCGGTGATCTCGTTGCTCAGTCCTGCTCCTCCGCCAGGTCCGCCGCGTCCCCCACCGTCAGGAGTCCCGCCGCCGCCAGAGTCTCCACCACCCGAAGGCGGAAGTCCTCCATCGTCTCCCCCTCCTGGGGCTTGAGGATCTGTGTCTGGGCCACTAGGTGCTCCGTCCTTAGGTACTGGGATCTCCTTCTTGTTCTTGTTATCCCAGATTGCGTCTTGGTTGCGGTCGCGACCAAGTTGTAGTGCCTCTTCAAGATCATCTACCATCTCACTGACGTCGATGACCACGCGGTCTTCGTCGTCTTTCCAGAACCCCAGAACCTTTCCATCTTCGGCCAAGTCCTTTTCGTACTGGGTGATGTAGTAGTTCGTATAGGTCTTCGCGTTCTCGTTGAAGTCCTCAAGGTCGTAGCGGTCGCTCTCGCGTCCGGGGAGTGCCACTGCGTAGCCCTCGTTGAACTCGTCCTGTCCGGTAGACAAGTCGATGCTGTAGCCGCCTGTGGTGTCGATCTTCTCCTGCGCCTTAGTGGTCATCGCGTCATCAAAGCGCGGGAGAACTCCGCGACCAGTGTCGGGCTCCGTAACGTCGACCTCGTCGAGGTCCTCGGGGGTTGGGGCGGGAACGTCCGTGTCGGATGCGTCACGGGCAGCGATAACCTTGCGCGAGGCCGAGCGGAGAGCCGTGCGCTGGCCGCGCAGAGTCGGGACATCGATACCGTCCATCTCCAGGCGCTCCTTGCCCTGGTCGAGCAGTGTGTCGACGTAGTCTAGGGCGGAGTCGACCGCATTCTCCAGGAGGTCCCAGTCCTCGTCGCTCTGCGGGTACTCTCCAGCGAGAAGTTCACGCAGTCGGCGGTTACCCTCAGGTCCCATGCTCTCTGCGTTGTCCGAGATGGCACTACGGGCGGCGGGAGAGATCGGGCTCTTCGGGGCCTTCTTCTTGCGCTCCGGCTTGGCGGCCTCAGGCGCTGGCTCTGCTTCACCAGAAGGAACCGCTTCATCAGATCTGACCCTGTCTGCAACGCCCTCGGCGCGGGCTACTGCGTCCTCGTAGGTCTCTGAGTACGGGAACCCATCAATATCCTTGAGAGGCTCGCCATACCCGTCTGGAGAGTCTTCGTCGGCAAGATAGACTTCCCACTTGTCTTCCTCGTCGGCGTTCTCGGCCCTAACGACTCGGACGGCGGCCACAGGCTTCCCGTCGACCTCTGCGACCCAGCCCTCGTCCGAACCCGACGCGCTGACCTCAGCACGGCGAGCCGCAACGTACGCTGCGTAGGAGTCGTCGACACTGTCTCCGAGGTCTGGACCACCGTACTCGGCCTCGAGGGCGTCAATCTCTTCGACCGTCTCGGCGTTCTTGACCGTCTCGATCGCGTCGTTCAGCGCGTTGATCTCAGTCGCCTGATCGTCCAGGGCCTCGCGACTCAATGGCTTCTCGTAGTCAAAGATCGCGTTGTAGAGGTCTCGCTCGGCGGCCTCGACCTCAGTGATCGACTCCGGAAGATCCGCCTCAGTCGGAGGAGTGAACCAGGAGTTGCTCTCGGCGTCGAAGTACACGTCGCCGTTCTCTGCTGCGAGCGCCTGTGCGTCAGACTCCGTGTCCGACCACAAGCCGACGCTGATGGTCGTTGCCCCGTCCTCATCGGTGGTGATGAAGAACGAGGGGATGGTCCCATCTTCGCCGACCATGGCGTCGGGGACAGTCTCCCACCACGCATCGAACTGCTCTTGGGTCAAGGGAGTCTCGGGATCGAGCACAAGACGCGACTCCGGAATCTCGGCGGCGTAGCCTTCGGTGATCTGGTTTCCATCACCGTCAACCACTGTGTAGCCGGTCTCACCGTCTCCGAGGCGGTCACCCCAGGGAACGTCCACGATGTCGTCAACCAGTTCCTCGTCGTCCGTAATCGCAATGGAGGCGTCGCGGACGCTGTAGCCGCTCTTGTTACTCGCGATCAACTGACCGACTGCGTTGATCCCACTGACGCGGTCTTCGCCCTCACCGCGGCCCATGAATAGTCTGAGGCGCTGGAGGGCGTTGTCGACGGCGTTACGACGCTCGTCTTCGGAGAAGTCGGCGTTCGTCATGGCCTTCTCGAGGTCAGAGCGGATTTCCTTCGCCTCTGCGATGCGGTCCTCGTTCTTCTTGCGACCCTTAGTGCTGTTCCAGAACTTGTCGTCCGCTGCATCGAAGACCATTCGCGCTGCCAGGTATGAGCCCATGTTGGCGAAGAGGTCTTCGAGGAAGAGCGCAGCGTCGAGACCGATGTCGTCGATACCGTCGATCGGCTCGAAGTCCAGGGGAACCAACTGGTCGGCAAACTGGTCGGTAAGCACATCTGGGGACGCGTCATCTTCTCCGCTCGCACCGTTGCGGCGCAGCGCCTCGAGGTCACGAGCCAGACCCTCACGGATCGGGGCCGGAACACCAGGATTGCGGACGATCTTGTCAGCGGACGCGTAGAACTGCGCGAGGTCACCCGACTCAAGAGCATCTTCCATCTCGGAGATGTTGTCGAGAGTATCGCTCCTCGTCTTCGGGCTGATCCGATCGTCCCTTCCCATGCGGTCAAGGACGTTCCATAGGTTGTCGACGATTCCGCGCTCAACGCTTCCGTCGGTCGGAACTTCTGCGGGAGCCTCGACGGAGTCGGGGGTCTGACCAATCTGCTCTGGGACGTTGACCGGCTCAGGGGCAGGCTCGGCAGCGGGGGCCTCAAAGGGCGGAGCCTCTTGCGCGGCCTCAGCGTTTGCGATCTCGTTGAAGTCAAACGCGATCTGCGAGTAGTCGTCGCCCTGTACCGCCTCAGCAAACTCAGGCGTGTTGACGATCTCCTCGCGCGACATGTCACTGACATCCGTGCCGAGACGCTCGCTGAGGTCTGCACGTGCAGCATCTTCGCGCGCCGAGTAGATCTCCTCAGGAGATCCACTAGCCTCAGCCGAGGGAACAGACTCGGGACTAACATCGCCGATAAGCGAGCCAACTTCGTCCCAGTCCGAGCCGACGCCAACGATCTGCGGGTTGTTCACGTCACTAACGTCGACAACACCGAGTTCGCCCTGAGAGTTCTCCTGGATCTTGAAGCGTCCGTCGGGCGTGTAGAACGTGTCGCGCGCACCAGCGCCGTTGCTACGACGCTCGTATCCAGCAGGCGGCTCCTGACCGTCTGCCAACGGGCCCTTTGCGGGACCACCGAACTGGAGATCAGGCGTCTCAAAAACTTCGCCCGTCTCGGGGTCAATCTCGAGCAGGTCAATGCTGCCGTCGGGGTTGATGCGGAAGACCGAGTTCTCATCCTCAGGATTCGCAACGATCTGTCCGTCTCCGAGGTCGGCGCCCTCAGGCAGAACGCCGTCCGGGATCGCGGGAACGTCAAACTCAGGGGCGCTATCGGGAACGACGACCTCCACCTTAGGCGTCGAGTCGTCCTTGCGGAAGAGTTCGGCCATCGCCGCACCGAGGATCGATGCGTCCAGGAGGGCGCTCGAGTCTTCGGGGTCAATACCGAGTCCACGCTGTCCGCGGTCGTACATTCGACCACGCAGGTTCATCGCCTGGGTGGACAGTAGCATCCAGCGGTCGCTGTTCTCGAAGACCGAGAGCAGATCCTTGCCGGTTGCGCCAGACTCGACAGCGTCGGCAATGTCGTCAAGTCCGTTACGCCGAGCGACGTCTGCGGCTTCCTGGCGCGTCGGCGCATAGCGGCCAACTCCGCTGGCAGCGTCGAGATCAGAGCGACCGAACACTCGCGCGTTGGCGCCGCTGGTGAAAGCAACCTTCTTAGCGGAGACGCGGATCGGCTCACCAGGCTGGTTGTAGAGCGAAACTCTAATCGTGGAGCGGGTCGGGTCGAGGTACGTGACCTGCCCGTACTGCCCGCTAGTCGGTACGTAGACCCAGTCACCCTGCTGGATGACGCGCCCGTTTCCGTCCACCTTGCGGCGGAGGTTCTGCGCCAGCGCTCCAAACCGCTGGAGTTGCGATAGACGTCCAGCCTCGCCACCAGCGAAGCGGCGCTCGCCTCCAACTGCAATCATCGCGGCGCTCAGATCGTCGATCGTTAGGCCGTACTCACCCTTGAGCCCACCCATCAGCGCAACGAAGTTAGCGTCCTCAGTGGGGGAGAGGTCTTCGAGCGAGTTGGAAGTGAGGCGCGTGTACGTGCCCCATCCATCCGTGAAGTAGGACTTGGGGCGCTTGGCCTCGTTCTCGCGCTCTTCCTCGGGGAGCGACGCGATGTACTCCTGGTGCTTCGCCTTGCTCATTCCCTTGAACTCGGGGCGGTAGTCACGAACCTTGGCAAAGACCCGACCACCGGCCGACTTGTCGACCATGAGGCCTTGCACCATACCGACGAACTCGGGACGAACGAAACCGCCACCACGCCCGCTACCGGCGGCAACGCGCACGATCGATCCCGGAACGACCTTGCTTCCACGCTTGTCAGTGAACGAACGAACAGCGAGGGCTTCCTTGCCGCGTGCGAACGCACCACGTACTCGGTCCATACCATTCACCTGACGCGGCTCAACGAGACCGTCGTTAGCGATGAACTCCTGGTAGATCTCTTCGTCGGTGAGGACGGGTGCACCTCGCGAGGCGCGGTCAGCCTTAACAGCCTTAATTTCGGCGAGGACAGGACTCTCAATGACATTTCCGTCAATGTCCTTGTACACGTTCACGTCGGTGTCGGCGCCGGGGAGGTCCCCACGACCAATCTCTCCGCCGCGCTCCTGCTGGCGACCCTGAACCCTAGCCGCGTCGCGCTGGCGGGCCTTGGGCACGCCTTCGACAACGCTCTGTGCTTTGGTGACGGTGTTGAACGCGTTATCAAGCAGCGTCTGTTCCTTGTTAGCCTGCCCAGGAACGTACTCTTCGCCCTCCTGACGACCTTCGCCACGCATCTGGTCGAGCAGGTCCGCCGCCTCTTCGAGGAGGTTAGAGATAACTTCCCCCTTCTGCGCGATCTTCTCCTGGTCAGGGGACTTGGCGTTTTTCATCTGCTTGAGAGCGCCGTTCTCCTGATTCACCTGCTGGAGAATGTCAGCAACGCGACCGGCGTCCGGGTACTGCTCGGGGTCGAGTTTCCGCAGCGAGTTCTTGTTGCTGTCCAGTCTGGTTCGCTCGCCCCGACGGAGCGCCTGCGCGCCGCGGCCCTGGGCAATTCGAGCCTTGGCGTCGAAAACCTCGATGTCCTCCTTGCGTACGCGGACGAGGTCTCCACGTTGGAACTTCTGCGAAGCGTCGAGGGAGAGCGCCTTGTCGATGCGGACCCAGATCGACCCGTCGCGGTCCATGTTCTCGACAACACCCGAAGCGTCGTTGAACTCGCCGCCCTTCTTGGTGCGGAACTTCACGGACCCGAAGGTTTGGATGAATCGTCCCTTGTGGTCACGCGGGTGGAGCCACGGCTTCCAGATACGACCGAGCGAGTCAACAATGGCACTAGCACCACCGGCCGTGAGGGCACCCATGGTCAGGTCATCGTTCACGTGGTCAAAGTAAGTCATGGTCAGATCCCCTGCTCACGGATAGCGGCGTTGACGCGGCTTTGGGCGTAAGCGTCACGAGTGAATGGCGGTCGGCTGTCCTTAGGAAGCATGGCGTACTCGCGAGTGCCCTCGATGTAAGCGCGGCGGAGAATGTCAGCGTCGGTGCCACTAGCAGCAGCCTTGGCACGCAGAACCTGCTCGTGCGCGGGGAGATCGATCTCTCCGGACGCCGCAACGAGCGAGACCTTGCTCCACTCGACTGGGATGAGGCTCGAGCAGTGCAGCACCCGCGCACGACGAATCACCATGCGGCGAGCAGCCAGGATCTGGTCGGTGACGATAGACGCCTGGTCGAGCAACGCAATCGCCTCACGCACACCGCTTGGTGTCTCCAGTGACAACATCAGGCCGGGGTCTCCTCAGTAGCGGGCGGTGCTGTTGGCGGAGTCGTTGTCTCGTCTTCTGGAAGGTTGTCCGGAACACCTGTCGGCTTACCGGTGAGTGCCTGCACAACCTCAGGCGGGAGTGCGGTCTGCGGGGACTCGGCAGCGGTAGCAGCCTGGACCTCCGCGGTGGTCTCGGGTGAGAGTACCTGGAGAACCTTGTCCAGGTACTCGGGGAGCACCTGACCCTTAGAGATGGCGACGCGTCGGACGATCTCTTCGCCGTCGGGGGTGTCGGTCGTCTCGAACCCGTTGAGTCTCAACCACGCCTCATCCGAGATGAGGTAGTTCTCGTGTGCGTACCTTGACGCTTCGGGCATGTTCGGGGAAGAGACGACCGACGAGGGGTCGTACCACACCGCCATCCGCAGCGCCTGCTCGCGACTGAATCCCTGCGCCTCGAGAACGGGGCGGAGGTAGGCTGTGGTAAGCGCGGAGCAGATGCGTCGCATCAGTGGCTCGACGTGCTGGCGGTACAGGCTTTCCTCGATCTTGATCGCGTTGGAGTACTTGATGTTCGCGAGCCCGGTGACGACATCCTTAGGAAGGTCGATTCCCTGCATGATGCGCTCGAGGACGCGATCGGCGCGCGTGCGCAACTGCTCATCGAAGGAACGCTCGAACTGGAGGTACTTGATCGCAGCGCCAGCCTCAGACGGGCCGCGTACCAGCAAAGGGACAACAGCCGATGCTGAGGTCTCGTCCTCGATTGGCGTTGTCATCGAGTCCATCAACTCGGTCTCGAACGACTCGAACTCTTCCTCGGGCTCACCATCGATGTCGTCGTAGCCCTGCGCCCCAGTGACGGTGAGCGTGTCTGGGATGAACAGCAGGCCGGAGTTGAGGCGTGAGCGTGCGGTCGATCGGAAAGTCGTGTTGATTAGTTGGAGTTCGGCGCAGAGGTCGAGTACGCCGCGCATCGACGAGTGCGGGAGAGTGCTATACCTCGGGTGGGGATTCCAGAGGCGCGCGAGATAGAATCCGGTGGCTTCGTTGATTTCGACCCCTGTGGTTGATACCGGGTCGGGCAAGAAGTAGGTCTTTCCGTTAGCGACTCGGATCTCACTTACTGAACGTACGTTCCAAGAAGTGAACGTACCACTGCCGAGTTGACGCGGGGTACGCATGAGGTAGCACTCGCCCGCGACCTGGTAGTTCATCGCAATGTCGTGAATAACGTCGGCGGTGGTTCCGCCCTCAGGACGGAGTGCAGCCAGCGCCATCTGTGACGCCCGGAGGATGCGAGGGGTAAGGTCGTCGACCTCAGTGGCGGAACGATATCCGTCTACACCCTCAGGAACTACGGCTGGGATGAGATCGGTCTGGCTGGCGATGTTTGCGACGAGGGAGAATCCGTAACTGATCTCACCAATGTCGTCGTGGTACTCCCAGGCTTCTTTCTGCCACGCCTCACTCTGTCGACGTCGAGCCGTAGTGGCTTCCTGCGCCTTACGGTCGGACAGGTTCTCGCGACTAGCCGATGCGACCAGGGGGGACCGAGAAGGCGTCGGGTCATCGCTACTCTTACGGCGAGTGAACACGCCCATGTAAAAACCCTCTCGGTCACTTCACGATATGGCGGAGGCGTGTGTCATGGGGAGTTACTGGGATAGTCTACCCTCTACTCTACCAGATTATCTCTGGTATCGAGGACTTCCTGCACCAAAGATGCGGCACCGGCCACAGCCAGAAGGTAGACGAAGAAGTTGACGTAGGGGACGGCGAGCAGGAGAATCAGACCACCCGCACACCAGATCCCCACGCAGTAGGGGCAGCCGATCAGACGAAATAGCCACTCGGCCGCCGGGAGGGTCTTGCTGTGCCGCTCACGCGCGGTCTTGGCGACAGGGCTACGGAGGTACCACCAGAGTTTCGACCGTACCGGCTCAGTGATGTCGTCCTTATAGATCAGCCGAGTAAGGCGGTAGGTGGCGAGGCCGAGGACGACCAGTTCGAGGCCAGTCATTCGGGCCTCAAAACTTCGATCCACTCGTCCGGGTCGGAGTCGTCGTTGGCCTGCTGCTCACGCATCTGTCGAATGGCCTCAGAGGCCTTGCGAGCGAGATCGATAGGGGTACCGTCATTCACGATGACTCGGTCGCAGTGGTCGGGGGTGAGGGTCACTTCTGAGGCATGAGCGTCGGGTGGGGCGGGGACTCTGGGACGGCTGACCCACCAGACCTCACCCTCGCAAAAGTGAACAAACTCGATTTCGTTCTCAAAGCGGACGTCAGGAACAACCACGCGGGCTCCGTCGCGAGCGTTGAGGTAGAGCGCGATCGGCCACGCCTCAGCATCGAGCGTGTCGCGCACGCCCTCGGTTCCAAGCGTCTGGAGGATGCGGCGGGACTCGGGGTACCGGCGCTTGGTTTCCTCGTAGCCGATTGTGGAAACGGCATCGACGTAGCGGACCTGTCCGTCTTCGTTGAACCCGATGATCGGGTTGACCTTGGTGACGATATCGCGGAGCACGTCGGCGAACGAAGCGCGGTAGTAGCCCTCATTCTCAGTCAGCGTCAGCGCGGTGGTGTCCTTCCCGGACTGTGCCCAGCCCGCGATTCCGACGACCTCAATGCGGGGGAGGATGGTGGGACCGTCATCGGTCATCCCGAGGCGGTAGATGGGCAACTTCGCCCGGTACGCGGTGCGGACTGCCTCGCGCGCTGCTTCGCAGGTCTCCCATCCTGGGTAGACCAGAACCCCGTCGCAAGTGTCCATATCGAAAACGACGACCAGACGCTGGTAGAGGTAGTTGTCGTACGTCTGACAACGCTCCTCAGGGCAGTCCAGGCCAGCCATGACAGAGACGGTCGTGTGGTTCTCTACGGCAGCAACGAACTCGTTGATGTCGGCCAGAGTCTCACCAACCGGGTAGATCAGGGAAAGCATCGGTCGGTAGGGGCGAATGTCGTCGTCATCATACATTTGAGGTCCTTTCAGTTAGTCACGAGATTGCATGGAGAACTGGGGGAAAGGGCGGAGATTCCTCAGCCGTGAGCCGCAGCCACAGCCCCGGTCGGGAAGCAGCCTAACGGAGTAGTCGGCGAACTCTAGCAGGACCCCTCCGTCGTCATGTTGTCCCCCTGTGGTGCTGACGTACTCCTCCTTGTGAAGCAGGCCGATCCCGGGGTACTCGGGGACCTCAGTGAAGAAGAACGCGTGTGTCGTCGTGACGATGACGCGGGTCTTCCCTCGCCAGCATTCACCCGCATTGAAGGTCCTCGCTGCGGTCCCGCAGACACGCGCCGGGAACAAGTCGTGGAACACGAATTGATGCTGCTGGGCGTCAGGCTCGAGTTCGGGATCCCACGGCTCAGAGGCGGTCGTGGTTGCCCAGACTGGGGGAGTCTGTGGGTCAGTCACGGATGAGGTCTCCTGCGTCAATGGCGAACACCACTTCCAGAATCTCACCACTGGTGCGAACCGGAATCAGCCAGGAGATCTGGTCGCTAGTGAGCCAGTCGAGCGCTTCGTTGGGGGTGCGAAGCACTTCGACCCCTGTCGCACTGTTCGGGTCATTAAGGATTTCCCGAATCGTGAACCGACCAGGAGTGGCTCCGGTCGGGGTCAGGAGATAGTGGAATCGGCCACCCAGTGGGAGGCTAGGGTCCAAGGACTCAGGAAAGATGGAGAATACCCCGTCATTCGGGTTGGCCGATGCAATCCTCCGGCGGATAGCCTGATGGTTAATCCCGGTAGCGCGTGCAAGATCCTCGATCGGGACACGGCGGGCAGCGAGGGCCGCAAGTGTTGCATTCAGCAGGTAGCGAGAAGTTGACTCGCGGGACTCTGGGGGGCTGTGTCGCGTAACACGGCGGGCGTCCTCGGCCAAGAGAGATAGCGACTCCGCGATATCCGCGGGGATCCCGGGCGAGTGGACTCGGTCAGCCCGAATCTTGTGGGGGCGAAGGCGTCGTAGGGGTCTGGAGGTCAGCATATCCGTACCCTACCACGCCTGGATGCTACTTGTCTACTTGCCTCGCCGAACTGTTACCGGCAGCCTTGAGTTTTGCGTCGTACCCTGATGGGGAGTTGGGATTAGCAACTACGGTGAAGAACTCAGTGACACGCTCAATCGTTATAGCGCGAACAGGATTTGGCTCGTATGTGGTCTTGATGATGATCTGCCACTCCCCGGGCGGTGTTTCCTCGGGGATCTGCACTGCGTTCACTGCGCCTTCGACGCAGACCGGCTCGGTGGGGGCGTAGAACTCGATCGGCAGTAACCCAAGGTTACCAATCTTTGAGCCGATCTTACGCTCAATTTTGGTACCGTACCCATCATTGCAGAATGCAGCGGTCTTAATTTCGACGAAATCACCAGGATAGTACGTCTTTGTCGGGTCGATCTGGGGCGGCCCGTCGTACCGAATACCTTCGTAGGGCGCGACCTTCCAGTAGATGATCACTGAGAAGATAGTCACGAGTACAGTGATAACTGCCAATACTCCGAGGACAGCAGCCTTTTGCGCAGCGGCATAAATCTTGCTGCTCTGCCAGGTCCTCTTGATTTTCTCCATCATCCAGAAACACCACCAGGCTGGCCCGTAAGGATAGAGATCGCCCCACCGATAAGACCGAGCAGGACAGCCAAGATGAGCGCCCAGAACACCTTCTCGAGAGTTGAGAAGCGCGTTACGGGGACGTAGTTATCCTTCATCTCGCTTTCAACATCAGACACCTGCTTCTCGACGCGCTTAACTGCTGCGGCTAACGAGGCGTCAATAACCTCGAGATCCTTGTGCATCGCGGCGATCTCTGTGGTGATGTAGGTCCGCAGGCTCTCTAGTGCGGCATGATCACGAATATCCTTGATGTCAGCGCGTCGAGCCAAATCTTCCAAGCGCTGTCCCAAGTCCACTACTGCCTCTTCCCCGGGGGTCACGGAGAGCACCTCGGCTCTGTTTGGGCAGTCGTGTGGCGTACAGATTTCATTGTATCAGTCCAAGTCCTCAACAACGACAATCGTGACATAGCCGTCATCAGGGAAAGTCTGCGGAACTCTGGCACCGGTCCAGTAGACATCAAACTCGGCGTAGTATCGACCGTGTCGCCCCGAGAATAGCGCAGGGTCGACGTAGACTCGACCCTTTCCTGCGCCGTTTTGATCGGGGTCGATCTCAACCGAGGCTTCGATGATCTGCATCTCGTCGTCGCTAATCTTTACGCGGACCTCGTTTACTTCGATCAGCCGAACAGGGATCCCGGTGGTCGCGTCCGTGAGCGTTCCGACCATGTACGGAAGTGCAGCACCTTCCTTGATGTAGAACGTGCGATCCGTAGAAGCGTAGGACATCAGATGACCCCTGTCAGAATGTGAATAGGGAACCAGACGAAGAACAAGAGTAGGGCGGAGAAGATGACCCATGAGCGCGGCGACCGCCCGCCGTTTGACTTGATCCCTGACCAGTTACGCAACTTCTCCGACAAGGTGTCACCCTTCTCGTCGTTCGTTAGAGCAACGCCCTCGATGCCTGCGAACAACAGCGCCCAGGCCAGCCAGACCGCAGTCCAAATATCGAATCCGGATGCCATCAAAGACACGGAGGCGGCAAATACAGCAAGGAGCGCCAACCCGAAGAACAGAAGACTGATCCTCATGCGTGACGGCTCCAATCGGTATAGATAAGACTACCCTCAAGCATACCCTACGGACAATCTAGTCGGAACACGATCACGATCTTGGATCGCCAACAAGGGTAGCCTTACTCGGGGGGCTGTCCTGCCGAAATGAGCACCCCACCCGAGTTGGGTGCGTCCAGGGGGCCGCCCTGAGCGTTGCCCTGACCACTGATAATGACGTCAGGTCGGAGAGGGATGGGGAGAAGCGATAGGGGGATCTCTGTTCGGCGTGCTAGTTGCGTGAGGATGATCAGGAATTGCGCCGAAGTGATGAGATCAACGTATCCAACAGTGACTTGGGCGGCCGGTACCGACTGCAAGGCACTCACTCGGTAGGACACCACCGCGGAGATAGCACCCTGACTGAACTCAAGCGTCACCGCTGCAACAGCGCGGGTCCCACGAATTGTCTGGATCTGCTGAGTGAGTGTGAGGGTCTCTTCAACGACAATCGAGATGCTGGATGCAGAAGCGAGTTGTGCAATGGGAAGGATCTGAACTGCCGCGACGGCCACTTGGACGGACGCAGTCACCTGCTGGGTGAGGGGCAGGAGATTCGTCGAAGACCCGCCAGAGTCGCGGGTTCCTGCGGCCTCTTGAGTTAGCGGGAGAGGGTGTAGCGAGACTGCGAATGTGTGCAACCTAGCAGAAGCCGCTTGGGTGAGAGTGATTGGGTGTAGCGATACTGCGAGTATGCTCCGCCCCGCAGAAACCGCTTGTGTTAGCGGGAGAGGGTGTAGCGAGACTGCGAATGTGTGCAACCTAGCAGAAGCCGCTTGGGTGAGAGTGATTGGTTGGGTTGCAGTGCGGAGGGCTCCGATGATCTCGACGACAGCCTGATCAAGGGTGATGCCCTGGTCGGCCTGTCCGCGTACACCAACTCCGCCCGTCGCCTCTTGGGTGAGCGTGATCACCTCAAATGCGGAGAGAACATGCCTGCGCTTACCAGAAGCCTCTTGGGTAAGCGTGATCGACTGTGCTGCGGTTGCGAAAACGCCGCGGCGACCGGAGACTTCCTGAGTGAGAATGAGAAGTTGAGCGGAGTCTGCCGCCAAGTTCACGGTAGGAAGCGCCTGCTGCGTGAGCGTGAGGGTCTGCAACGACACTGCGAACGCAGCACGAACACCGGAGGCTTCCTGGGTCAGTGTGATCGGCTGGAGCGCGGTGCTGACGACCCTGGTGGTCTCGACGACACTCTGAGTAAGCGTGATCGTCTGCAATACGGATGCAAGGGTGTTTCGCCTACCCGAAGCCGCTTGAGTGAGGTCTAGCAGGTGAAGCGAGGATGCACGGGTATTTCGCCTACCCGAAGCCGCTTGAGTGAGTGAGAGCGACTGAACTGCTGAGCCTGACCGTGACAGCGAAGCCGAAGAAGTTACTGTCGTTCCGCTGGTCGCTAGTGCCGCCGCAATCGTGTGCGTCGCCCCGCCAACCTCGGGGGCTGGATGGACGATGAACCCAATCCTCGTGTTCGGATTGGTTACGGTTTGGTTATTGTAGAACTGAGTGGCAGGCCCTTGGTCTGCTCTTAGCGCCGCAAAACCCCGCCACTGGGCTTGACCACTTGGCCCTGATGACGCAGGAGTGTACATCGTGAAGCCGGTCGTTGCGGTAGGAGCGGTAGCAGACAAACTGATGCCAGAGGAGAAGACTGTTGACCCGGCAGCCAGGAACGGTTGGTAGAGAGGCACTGTAACGCCATCAGAGGGCGAGAAGTATGGGCCAACGCCAGCCGCTTCACCTAGAGGGATAGGCCATTCGGTGACGGTTCCAGAGGCGCTAGTAGTTCCTTCGGACAGGCTCCCTGTCGCCGTATATGAAACTGTCCAAGGACTAGAGCCCGAGACGCTAGTGATCTGAGCAATTCCGTCGTAGTTGGCGTTGCCAATCGCCACCTGGATTGTCTCGCCAACGAAATAACTACCCTGTGCGGCGAAAGTAAGAGTCCGTGTAGTCCCGGTCGATGCACGGTTTGTGACGTTCCTGACCGAGTAATTCGCGCCAGTGAACGCCCACACCTGAGCATGATGCCCAACATCATATGCAGCCCCGAAACTATTGTTCTGACTGCTGCTGACCGTGATGGTTTGAGCATTAGCGTTGTACGCCCAGAAAACAGCCGTAATAAGCCCGTCGTTTGGGTCAGCACTGTTTGACTTGATCGAGTAACCAGCAAACCGCCACGTGAGGGCCGTACCTGTGTTGGTCGGAGTCGAGTAGCCCGTCCCGGCGTAGTAAGAATAAGCGTGACCGACGTGAATCAGCACACTGTCCGCAGGAGCCGCAATCGTGCAATTGACCGCAGGTGGCTGGGAACCAAGTAGCGCATAGTCCTGACGGACGTAGCCGCTTGTCGCAGCAAGGGCGATAGGCACGGCCTACTCCTGATTCAGCGAAGCAATAACCTCGTCCAGCATTTCGGCGGGCGTCAAGTCACTGTCTGCATACTGGTCGCGCAATCGAACCAAGAACTCCGACCAGTGGACCGTGCGCAGCCGAACGCAATAGTCGCTCAACTTCTCGATGAAACCAGCACCGTCATCCACGATGGGAATGGTCAAGCCAGACATTTCCACCGCTGCCTGAGCAGCAACAGGCGCGACCTGAGAAACGTCGCCAGCGAGTGTTTCGATGACGCTGGCAACGTAACTCTCGATCTCGGCTGGTGACGCCTCGCTCATAACTGACCTCCTAGAGCAGTGAGGGTCAGGAGGTGAGAGTGAGAATCAGAGCGAGATCGTTGGTCTGGATGGTGAGCGTGTCGCCGGGGCCAATCTGACGAGACTGGCTGAGCGCGAAGGAGTTCTTAAAGGTGCCTCCGGTAAGCGCCGTCCAGTAACCGACGTGCGTGACCGTGACCTGGCTGGCAGGTCCGTCAAAGACGATGTCTGCCTGCGTGTCCAGCCGACCAGCCGACGGAGCGGCGTCCCACGGAATCGACTTGCGGGCGTACGCACCGCCGGAGATCTCACTGGTGCCGGTGGCGCCGGGGTCCGCGGTGTGCAGGGAAAGGTGGGTGAAGTTGGTGCGGGCTCCGTTAAGGAGGTCCGTCGCACCGGAAGCGGTCAGTCCAGCCATGGGGTTGCTCCTCGAGTAAGCGTGTGGTCGACGTATCCAGTGTACACCACGTCGAGGGGGTCAGTCGGCGGGCGGGATGAAGCGACCGTTCGCGTCCCGAGAGTGCCGAGCCGTCCATGTCTTGAACGACTTAGAGGTGGTCGACGTGGTCGGAGTTTGCCACCAATACGGAAGACTGGGGTAGGTGGCGGATTCGGTCGTCTCGGTGATTGTCTCGACGACGTGTTTGATGAGATTCCCGTTGGGATCGTACTCGGACGTCTCGGTCGTAACAGTGCGGGTGGTGGACATGGCGGGAGCATAGCAGACTTGCGCTGTGGTCGGGGATGGGGTAGGGTTGGTAAATCATTCGGCAATCAGAGAGGAACAAAGTGTCGGTCGAAAAGGGCACAAAGCGTCGGAAGAAGCCTGCGATACAACCGCTGCCGGAAGGCTGGGTCGTGAGTGACGAATACCGGGCCAACGGTCGCCATATCGAGAAGGGGACCGAGTTGAGCATCGTAGGGGAGCGCGGAAGGTTCATCTTCCTTAGTCATGTGGTCAACGGGGCGGGGGCCGAGTGGATCAACGTGTTCGGCGGACCTGTCAAGCACGAGATTTTGCGATCGTTCCGGCCTGAGCGAATCAAGCGGGTGCACCGGCTGAATCGCACGCGGAAGAACGCCGCGTGAGTGGGCGAGGGACCTCGAGTTGGTGCCTCGGAGGGAAGAACTGCGGAGGCTGCAAGAGCGAGTTCCTGTACTTCGTGTGCATGTGTTCGTGCCACGGGGAGCGCACCAAGGAGGAGATCGCGGAGGCGAAGGCTCGGTATGAGTCGGTGTGTGCACCGCCCCCGAAGGCGAAGCGTCGCGGCCGGAAGACGTAGTTTCGGACCCAAGCGTAAACTTTTCTAGCGCGAGCGCGAGGAGGGGGTGCCTTTTGGGAACACCTGAAATCCATTTCCTGTTTCGCACACCCCCTATCGTTTGATCAACTCACGTACACGCATTGCCTATCGCCCGATAGATCGCGCGCCTATCGTCTAATAGGTGAGGGCTCACCTAGTTGTCTGTCTGTCTGTCTTCCTCTTGCCTCTTGCCTCTTGCCTCTTGCCTGCCTGCCTCTTGCTTGCTTGCCTGCCTCTTGCCTGCCTGCCTCTTGCTTGCTTGCCTGCCTCTTGCCTCTTGCCTCTTGACTCTTGCCTCTTGCCTGCCTTCCTGCCTGCCTGCCTGCCTGCCTGCCTCTTGCCTCTTGCCTCTTGCCTCTTGCCTCTTGACTCTTGCCTCATGCCTGCATTCCTGCCTGCCTGACTCTTGCCTCTTGCCTCTTGCCTCTATCCTCTTGCCTG